TGTCATTGAACGGTGGAACTATCAAAGATAAGGGCACTAATACAGCGTCTACCATCACAAACGTTGCCTCTATTGGTACTGCAGCTGGCACCATCACAGTAACAGCATAATGTAAATGAAATTTGATGAATTGAACGAGGAGAATCATCTTCTCTTTGCTATTAAACATTATGAAAACCCTCGTGCTGCCACCATGGAAGACTTCGAGGAGGATCTCAAGAGGTTCAAATACATAAAAAGATTGTTGAAGAAATATGTGGTTCAGGGTGAGTTGAAACATCATCTCATTTTGAACCATTTGATTATATGCTTCAACGTGTTCAATGAAGGGACAATACCTCTTCTTTTTTTCAAGATCGATAAAGAATATTGGTCTGTATTGAAAACTTTTTTATTATTTTTGAACCGTATTCCAGATTATCCTAAATCTGGTCTTGACAATATACCCATAGACAAAGAAGCAAACGTAATTCTAAACTCAATCTGATGAAAAGTTGGAGTCAAATGCGAGAAGAGATGATGTCTACCGATCCTGGTAATACAGGTAAGGCAGGTTTCTCATCAAAGGCAGATGACGAAGGTCCTGTGGCAGGTTATGATAAGGTGTTGGGTAAGATGAAAAGGAGGAAGAAACGTGAAAGAAAGTGATGCCACGACTGCTATACTGGAAAGACTAGAGAGAATTGTAGAGTCTCTTCAGGATAATTCTAGTAAGATGGGTCAACTTCTTGCAGTTCACGACGAAAAATTAGACAAACAGAACAAGATAGATGATGTTTTGTTTGAAAAAATTAAAAGAGTAGAAGAAAAATTAGATACACATGCTGAGAGTATCAAGAAGGGATGTGAAAGAGATATAAGACTTGTAGATAATCGTCTTCGCACCATAGAGAAGAAGATGTGGACGATAGCAGGGTCAATAGCTGTGATAAGTGTGATTGTATCACCAATAGGACAGAGAATTTTGAGACAAACATTGCAAGTTCAAACACCACCTGCTATAGTAAAGTAAGTTTATATTAGTAAATGTTATACATCGATTCCAAATACATTGGATTGGTGTCTGCACGTTTGGAGAAGTTCAAACGTACTAAGGATCATCTGTATACTTTCAGATGCCCCTACTGTGGTGACTCCAAGAAAAGTAAGAACAAAACAAGAGGATATTTATTTCAAAACAAGGGTAATTTCATATTCAAGTGCCATAACTGTGGCATGTCTAAGGGGTTCTCTACCTTCCTAAAGGACACTGATGTTGTATTGCATGGTCAATACACCATGGAGAGGTATAAGGAGGGTCTGACAGGCAAACATAGGAATGTAGCAGACCCTGTATTTACATTTGAGAAACCTGTATTCAAGAAAAAATTAAACCTGCCTTTGGCAAGTCTAAATGATCGTGCTGCAAACTATTTGAAGAAGAGAAAACTAAATCCTACAAAATTTTATTATGCTAACAGATTTAAACATTTTTGTAACACCATAAAACCTACGTTTGAGACAACCAAGAATGATCACCCACGAGTGGTGATACCGTTTTATGATAGAGAAAATAGTCTCATTGGATTCCAAGGTAGGTCGCTTGATAGTTATGTCATACCTAAATATCTCACCGTCATGTTGGACGAGAAATCACCCAAAGTCTATGGTCTTGACAAAGTAAACATTGAAGAAGAGATTTACGTTACCGAAGGACCTTTCGATTCAACTTTTATCGGAAATAGTATCGCTATGTGTGGTAGTGATGTTGACCTCAGTGATTTCAATTATAGGTTCATTTTTGTCTATGATAATGAACCCAGATCCAGAGAGATTGTCTCAAAAATTACAAAGACTATTGAGAAATCTCACAAAGTTGTGATCTTTCCACCACATATACGTGAGAAAGATATCAATGACATGGTATTAGCTGGACACGACATAAAAACACTGCTAGAATCAAATACATATTCTGGTTTAGAAGCAAAACTTAAATTACAAACTTGGAAACGAGTATGACCAACGGGACAAAAGTTAAGAAAAGAAATGGTTCTATCGAACCTCTTGATCTTGAAAAAATGCACAAGATGGTTGATCTTGCATGTGATGGATTAGGTAATGTGTCTGCAAGTCAGGTTGAAATACAATCTGGATTGCAATTTTATGATGGCATATCCACAGATGAGATACAGAACATTCTCATAAGGTCTGCTAGTGATTTGATATCACTAGACAATCCTAACTATCAATTTGTTGCTGCTAGATTATTATTGTTTGCCCTTAGAAAGAGTTTGTATGGAAAGATACATGACATACCAAAACTATCAAAGCATATTGAGGATTGTATTGATAAGGGTGTATATGACTCTGCTATACTAGACAAATATAGTAGTGCAGAATTTTCTAAATTTAATAGTTGGATTGATCATGATAGAGATTATCTATTCACATACGCAGGTCTGAGGCAAGTTGCTGACAAATATCTTGTTCAAGATAGAAGCACAGGCAAGGTCTACGAGACTCCTCAGTTCATGTACATGATGATCGCTGCAACTATCTTTGCAGAATATCCAAAAGACACTAGACTACATTACATAAAGAGATACTACGATGCCATTTCCAAACACAAAATCAACATCCCAACACCAATCATGGGCGGAGTCAGAACACCAATTCGGCAGTTTGCGTCTTGCGTTTTGGTTGATATTGACGACACCTTGGATAGTATTTTTAGTAGTGATATGGCCATTGGTAAGTATGTCGCTCAAAGGGCTGGCATCGGTATCAACGCAGGTAGGATCAGGGGTATCAACAGCAAAATTAGGGGTGGAGAAGTTCAACACACAGGTGTTGTACCGTTCCTCAAAAAGTTTGAAAGCACTGTCAGATGTTGCACTCAGAATGGCATTAGAGGTGGATCAGCGACTGTCCACTTCCCAATCTGGCACCAAGAAATCCAAGACATCTTAGTTCTCAAAAACAATAAAGGCACAGAGGACAATAGAGTTAGAAAATTAGATTATAGTATTCAAATATCACAATTATTCTATGAAAGGTTTATCGAAGATAAAGAAGTCTCGTTATTTTCCCCTCATGATGTTCCTGGTTTGTATGAGAGTTTTGGGACCGATAGGTTTGATGAGTTATATCACCGTTACGAACTGGATAAATCCATCCCAAGAAAAACCATCGGAGGTCAGGAACTAATCCTTGATCTACTCAAGGAGAGAGCAGAGACAGGACGTATCTATATCATGAACATAGATCATTGTAATAGTCACTCTTCATTCCAAGAGAAGGTGAACATGAGCAATCTCTGTCAGGAGATTACCCTACCTACAGACCCTATACAACACATAGATGGCACAGGTGAAATTGCATTGTGTATTTTATCTGCTATCAACGTGGGTAAAGTGCAGTCAGACAGGGAACTAGAGGACTTATGTGACCTATCTGTACGTGCATTGGATGAAATCATTGACTATCAAGAGTATCCTGTCAAGGCAGCAGAGATATCCACACGGTCACGTAGGTCACTAGGTGTAGGTTTTATAGGTCTAGCACATTATCTTGCCAAACTAGGGTTTGATTATGACTCACAAGAGGCATGGGATGCAGTGCATGGATTGACAGAATCTTTTCAGTATTTCTTACTCAAATCCTCTAACAAATTGGCACAAGAAAAAGGTGCTTGTGAATATTTCAATAGAACTAAATATTCTCTAGGCAAACTTCCAATTGATCACTTCAAAAAAGATGTCAACGAGATTACCAAAGCAGAATTAGTTCATGATTGGCAAACTCTTAGAACTGACATCAAGCAATACGGTCTTAGGAACTCAACACTGTCCGCACAGATGCCTTCGGAGAGCAGTTCCGTTGTGTCAAATGCCACAAATGGAATCGAACCACCTAGAGACTACCTGTCCATTAAAAAATCAAAGAAAGGACCTCTTAAACAGATTGTTCCTTCTTATCAATCATTGAAAAACAATTACACTCTCTTATGGGAGATGAAGAGTAACAAGGGTTACATCAATATCGTTGCTGTAATGCAGAAATTCTTTGATCAAGCAATAAGTGGCAACTGGAGTTACAACCCAGAGAATTATCCTGATAATGAAGTGCCAGTCACTGTAATGGCACAAGATTTGTTGACCACTTACAAATATGGATGGAAAACATCTTACTATCAGAATACAAATGACATGAAGAGTGATGAGATAGAAGAACCAATATCAACTACAAATTTACTTGCTGAAATAGAAAACCTAGAGGAAGAAAACTGTGAATCCTGTACAATTTAGAGTCACTGAACCAAAAATGAACGTAAAGGGCATGACCGTGTTCAATCAAGAACACGTTGACACTAAGTCACAACCAATGTTCTTTGGTGCACCACTTGGTGTACAAAGATATGACTCATATAAGTATCCTGTTTTTGAAAAACTCAACAGTCAGATGTTGGGATATTTTTGGAGACCAGAAGAGGTGTCTCTACAGAAGGATCGTGGTGATTATCAATCACTCCGTCCAGAACAAAAGCATATCTTTACATCAAACTTAAAGTATCAGATCTTACTTGACTCTGTACAAGGTCGAGGACCTGGCATGGCATTAGCACCATACTGTGCACTACCAGAACTTGAGGGAGCGTTGAATACATGGCAGTTTATGGAGATGATACACAGTCGTTCCTATACATACATCATCAAGAACATATATCCTAATCCATCAGAGGTTTTTGATACCATATTGGATGATCAAAGAATACTTGACCGTGCTCAGTCTGTAACTAGAGCATATGATGAGTTCTTAGAGGTCGCACAGGAGTGGGGCACTGGTTGTATGTGGGATCCTGTAATGAAAGGTAACACTACAAAAGAATATCAGGAACGTGAACTCAAAAGAAAACTTTATCTTGCTGTCGCTAATGTCAACATACTTGAAGGCATTCGTTTTTATGTCTCTTTCGCTTGTTCTTTTGCTTTTGGGGAACTTAAACTTATGGAAGGGAGTGCAAAAATTATATCACTTATATCCAGAGACGAAAACCAACACCTGGTACTTACTCAGCAAATGATAAAGAACTGGCAGAAGGGTGATGACCCTGTGATGCAACAGATTGTTGAGGAGGAGAAACAAACCGTCATTGATATGTTTGCTAATGCTGTAAACGAAGAGAAGGAATGGGCACAATACCTATTCAAAGATGGTACAATGATAGGTCTAAATGATAAACTCCTTATCAAGTATGTTGAGTGGATTGCTAACAAAAGAATGAGAGCTGTGGGTTTGGAACCTATATACGATGCACCTATAAAGAACAATCCACTTCCTTGGACAGAACATTGGATTTCATCTAAAGGATTACAGGTTGCTCCACAAGAAACTGAGGTTGAGTCCTACGTAGTAGGTGGCATCAAACAAGATATGAAGAAAAATGCATTCAGTGGATTTAAATTATGATCCTTGGCAGTATCTAACTGTTGAGAATTTTTTATCTCCCGATAGGTGGGAGCATTTTCAAAGATTAGCACACTTTGAGATGAAAGCATATCATGATAGAGAGGGATTGACACCATCAGGTAAGTGGATACGATGGTTAGATGATGATATACTTCCCGAATCTAATGTCTTACATAAACAAATGAAGAGGTTCAGAGAACCTCCTAAAAATGTGAAAAAAATTATGCACTGGGCAGTATGTCCACCTAATTATACTATGCCCATGCATTGTGATTATGATGCTAGATTTTTTACATCAGTTCTTTATATAAATCCACCTAAAAGTTTTGGAACTATACTATGTAAGAATGACTCTGATTATGATGATATAAACTTACGTAATACTTCTTTTGATAGTAATGAATATGAGATAGAAGTGCCATGGCAACAGAATAAAATATTTTGCTTCAATAATTTACCTAAATCATGGCACTACTACAAGGCAGGTGCAGAACCAAGGATATGTATACAATCTTTTTTTGTAGATACAGATAAAATAGTCAAGGGTAAGGAGGAATGGGATCATCTAATTGATATTGATTCAAAATATTATTCATGAGCATATTAGATCAACAATTGTGTGGTGACTTACCTATACCAGGCAAAACAAATTTAGATTGGTATCTATTTCATAAAATTGTTGATCATTATCGTGGTGAACCCATGTTAGAGGTGGGTGTAGGGCGTGGTGGATCCGCCCTAACCATGGCATATAGCACCTTTATATTAGACGTTATTGATTCATGGCATCAGACTTGGCAAAAAGAATCAGTTGAAAAAATTTTGCCTGCAAATTTTATTGATGCTAAATCTTCACAGGCTGAGATAGAGAAGGAATATAAATTCATACATCTTGATGCTAACAAATCATACAGTGGCACACTCTGTGATCTTATAAAGTATTCTTCATATTGTAATGGTATTATATGTGTGGATGATTATATGCAGAGTATGTGGCCAGAGGTTACTCGTGCAGTTGATGAATTTGTAAGTAGATCTACATGGAATAGAGTATTGATAGGTAATCATCAAGTATTTTTATCACAAAGTAAACCATCTATTATAAAAAATATTATCATTGATTTTCCTGTAGCTATTGTCAATGATGAGATATTTCTTACTTATGGTAAACTTCCATCTAATAAATTATTTGAGAAATTTATGAGTGTAAATAATGACATATTATATACATGGCATAGAAAAGCGTACACATGAAACCACAGTCTGCAAAAGCAAAGGGTAGGAAATTACAGCAGTGGGTGAGAGATAAACTCATCGAACATAGAGATATACATCCAGAAGATATAGAGTCAAGAAGTATGGGTGCAGGTGGTGAAGACTTGATCATGGCACGTGATGCTAGACAAAAATTTCCATACAGTATAGAATGTAAGAACCAAGAGAAGTTGAATATCTGGGATGCCTATGCACAGGCACAGGCAAACTCAGGTGATCATGAACCCATTGTATTCATCAAAAAGAATGGTAAGAAACCCTTGGCAGTTGTTGACGCTGAACATTTTATCAATCACTTATGGAACAAGAACTTAGACAAATAGTATTACCCATATTGATGAAAAATATGGATAATAATACAGACATATATAAAATTGCTGATCAATTAGTAAAATCATTATGCAAAAAATTGTCAACGCAATAGCAATTGTGTCTGGTGTCGGTGTCCTTGCAATCGTAGGTGCAGGTGGATACCTATATCTAAATAAAGATGCCTTGATAGAGAAGGCAAAAGGACAGATACTGGAACAAGTTACAGGTGGTCTAGGTGGTGCTGTTACCGATGCGATACCAGATGTCACAGGTCCTGCTCTTCCTCTACCATCAACACCATTTTAAAATATGTTATCAACCCAATATCGCCTCAGATTGGAAGCAATCTGTAAGGACATCGCCTCTGGTTCAGAGGTCAGCATGGAAGATATGATATGGGCACAGAAATTAGCAAAGGCAAATACTTCTGCGAGAGGTATGTTGCAACAGGCTCGTCGGATGAAACACAATCCCGACGAGTCTTTTCTGAATAACTTGAACATTGGAGACCCCGATTCAAGTAACCATAGAAGGGGTTTCGGTGACCCTGACGAGATAGTTGAGTGGTTTCACCAAGAAAGATCTGATGATTGGAGGCAACGAGACTAATGTGGCAATTTTTTCAATGGGCATGGAACTTAGATTGGGGTGAGGGTTTTGCTTTACTTGCAGTTCTATTTGTATTCTGGTATGGTAAGAAATGGATAGACAATAAGTTCGGTTCAATCAATAAAAAACAAGCACGACAACTAAAACAAATTATAAAGGAAGCAATCGAAGAGACAAGATGAATGTTGTTAGACTGCACCTTGAGGGATGGTGGTTACCACAACGATTGGAAATTTTCTCAAGAAATTTTAGATGACCTCATAAAATTTCATCTAAGATATGATGACATTGCATTTGAGTATGGGTATTTAAGTCTTGAGACTCAATACCCTCAAATAATTTGGCCTGATAATAAAAAAATTTTTGCTATGATCAATAGTAAAGATGGGTTTACTGATAAGATCATACAAAAAATCATTGATAGTAATTTTTTCAATGGTCTTAGGATAGCTACTAATATACTTCATCTTAATGATGTTTTAGATTTTATAAAGAAGACAAGACGTAACAATATTTTTACCGTCCTCAATCTCATGAGAGTGAGTGAATTGAACACTGCAAATATTGACATGGTAATTGATAATCTTATGAGACTAGATAAGAATGAAAGACCAAATGTTTTTTGTTTAGCTGATTCATATGGATCATTGCTTGTAAAAGACACACAACATATTATGAAATCATTTTCTGTGGTCAAGGATCTTGATATAGAATTAGGATTCCATGCACACAATGACAAAGGATTGGCACTTGCTAATACACTTGAAGCTATTAGTGGTGGAGCATCTTGGTATGATGGGTGTTGGTTAGGTATGGGTAGGAGATCAGGGAACGCTGAGTTAGAAGGTCTTATAAAGAAAACAGGACACGAGGTTGACCCAATAGAGATGCAAAATATATTAGGACACTTCGCACATCTTAGGAAAAAATATGATTGGTAAAATAATTATCCCTGCAAGGATTGATTCCAAAAGATTACCTAGAAAAGCATTGCTTGATATAGGTGGTGAACCAATGATAGTAAAAACTTCTATGAACGCTATTGAGGCAGTGGGGCAAAGTAATGTATTTGTTGCTACTGATAGTGAGGAAATCAAAAATTGCTGCGATAAGTATTGTATAAACAGTATCATGACATCGAATTGTCTCACTGGAACTGATAGAGTGATAGAAGCAGCAGGTGTATTAGGGTTGAAAAGTGTATACAATCTACAGGGTGATGAACCATTGTTCCCCTCACGTATTATAAAAAAATTCATTGAGAGTGCAGATGAATCAACATATGCGGTGGACATGGGAGTGACAACCGTAAGAGATATCAAAGAATTGGACTCACCAAAGATACCTAAAGTTGTATTCAATAATAATAAGGAACTAATGTATACATCTAGATCTAAAATACCTGGTTCAAAAGATATGAACAATGAGATTGGTTATAAACAAGTTTGTATTTACAAGTATAATCTTGAAAAATTATCTGAGTATAATAAAATAAAAAACAAAACATTCTTTGAATCAATAGAGGATTTAGAATTGCTAAGATTATTGGAGTCTGGTGTGAAAGTGAAGTGTAGATTTCTTGACTACCATGCACATCACAGCGTGGATACACTTGAGGATCTGGTTAGGGTGAGGGGTGAGTACAGAGATTACTAAATACTGATGCCAAAGTTATTATATGATGACAGATTCAGCAAAGAAAGATGCAAAGAAAGGCATTGTCAGTAAGATAAAAGAAGGATTGGACGATAAGGAGGAACAACTTGCTATCCTATCTACATTCGTGAGACTTGGAGTCATGATATGGGCAGGGGCAATACTTACTCTTAATTACGTAGAGATACCAGGTTACAAACAAGAGCAGAAGATCGATCCGACCTTTATAGCTTCGGTCTTTACTGGAGTTTTAGCTACGTTTGGTGTCCAAGCTGGGGGTAAAAAGAATGGTGCTGCACCACCTCTTAGTAAGAAGGACATGGAGTCACTTATAGAGAAGGCATCTAACACAGCACCTGGTCAAACAATTAGAATAGAATCACCTGCACTCAAGATTGTTTCGGATCAAAAATAGAGTCAGCGAGTCCACACATAAATAGGTATATATTACTACTCTGTGCTACTATATAAGGTGTATATGGAATTGAAACTATCATGCACCACTATACCCTTGCTTGGCACGATCAACAAGATGTCGAGCACCATATCTGCGAATATGCAGACGATGCTTTTGGGGCAGCAGAACACGCCAGAGAGGATGTTCCGTTTCTACGGGAACATCCTTTTTCTTTGTACGAAATTCTGAGGGAGGACTAATGAAAGACTTACCTATAAGATCCTCATTCATCATATTGGGATCAATAGCTCTCGCATTATACATACTACCAAAGGTAGCGTATGTATGATCAAAGGGGTTCTGCAATATCTTAAAGATATAAAAGACTCTGCAAAGTATATGTTGCAGGGTCTTTCAGTAACCCTTGACCATATGGGTAGGAGACCTGTTACAGTACAGTATCCATATGAAAAACTCATACCATCAGAAAGATATCGTGGACGTATACACTATGAGTTTGATAAGTGTATAGCATGTGAGGTGTGTGTCAGAGTTTGTCCAATCAATCTACCAGTAGTTGACTGGGTGATGAACAAACAAACTAAAAAGAAAGAACTTAGAAATTACTCAATAGATTTTGGAGCATGTATATTTTGTGGTAATTGTGTAGAGTATTGTCCAACTAATTGTTTGTCAATGACAGAGGAGTACGAACTTTCTGTCTACGATAGACATCAACTAAATTATGATAACGTGGCACTTGGTAGATTGCCTACTAATGTCACAAGTGACCCCACTGTGCGTTCACTACGTGAACTAACTTATCTTCCCAAAGGTACAATGGATCCTCACGTTGTGAAAAATTCTGATCCTAGGGTAGGTAAATTACCAGAGGAAGTATTGGACTGGATGACAAGTGGAAATTCTTAATATACATGTACCAGGTGTAGGTATAGAGGCACTCAAAATACCTCATATATTCACAAGACAGGTGCAAGTTGAGCATGCTGTATCACCAAGTGTGCCTGTGACAGTAGACATAGGAAAACCTATTGTAGATATACCAGGTTGTGTCGAGGTACATCCAGAAAACAAATATCCAGACGGTACTAAAAATAAACAATTGGCAAAAGATGATGATACTGTCACGTTCTGTGATGCAGGTATGCCATCTTTTGATGCAATGGACTATACACCAGAACAACTTACAATAACAAGAGAGGTACCACCACCTCCTGTAGAACCACCACCAGATCCTCCTACGTCATCTGGGATAGAACCTCCTAATATACCAGAGGGTGAGACAGAGTGCCCTGCACCTAATCAACCAAGAGTGGGTGACCTAACACAGAATGGAGAGGAGAAAGTGATAGGTCATGAGTTGCAAGGAACTACTTGTGTAGTATTGTATGAACCAACTTCCACTGTTGAGAAATTTTTACCATCAGGCAATCAAGTCAGCACCACAGCAGCAATAGCAATAGTGGCAACAGCATCTGCAGCAGCTACACCACTCTTATTACGACTTATAAAACCTGTCATAAAAAAACTCACGACCACTGCCCAGAAAAAACTAGGTCGTCATCGTGAATTATCAAAGAGCGAGATTATTGCTAATCGATATCGCCAATCGAAAGGTCTACCCCCCCTAAAACCTCGGAAGTAATAGAGTGCCTGTGATCAGGCAAGGTATTTGGTGGGTTGACTAACACAACGTCAGCACACACCTTATAATAAGGTGAGGTTCGTGCGAACATAATTCCAGATTTCATTAGTTCTCCACAATTTTTTAATCTCGCAATCTCAAAGTCTAATCTTTTATTTGCTGTGCTCTGTTGGACTGATGCTATGTGTGCTGCTGCTGCCTCCTTACATTGTTTCTGCAACTCCTTATCTAAAGGTATTGATAGTGTCGCTGAGAAACCTAAACTTATATTTTGCGTCGCCTTCTGCCCCGTTCGAGTAGGGATATAATAGAGGATCTCACCAGGAGAATCAGGGATACCGTCATCATTATTATCAGCGTTGTTATATACAGGGTCATTCCAGAATGCTTCATAAGGATCTGACCAATTTCCAGTTCTTGTGACATAGGGAGTAAAATTTGCTGTTGGACCTTGACACTGTACCCCACCACCATAAGTGTTGGTAATATAAGGTCCTTGTAAAACTTGTATGGCTTGATTGGTGACCGAGCCAGAGGAATTGGCGACAGGGTTTGCAGTCGCAGATACACCACCAACATCTGTAGCAGAAACAGGTGTTATGTTACCAAGACCTACTACTATTGCGAGAAGATACTTGTTGATGTGGTGACGGATTGTATGGTTTGGGTGCGATTTATAATTGTATGAGTCTGGAGACCTGGTGCAACATAATGTTCTGTAAATTGGAAGGGTTCTCCTACCTGTGTCACAGTCCAATTCGGTTTGTTCTCTATGTCCAGTCCTGTCCATGATGAAGTCACTCCATTCAAAGTATTTGATTGAGCAGATCCCACGTCTGGGGTCATGCTCGTGCCATCGTGCTCTACGTTTGTCCCACTTACCGAATAAGTCCAGCCAGTCGAATAATCCATAGAATTAATGGTTTCTGTCACGGTGCTCGTCGTTTCCGTCGTCGAGGTCATGCTGCCCTGTGTAAAATTAGGCACCACAGGAACAGCTATCGCAGTCGAAGCACTCGCAAGGGCAATCACACCCACAGTCATCGCACGATACAGTTTCATATCTTACCATAAGTCTATTTAATTGTAAGTTCAGTGACGTGTTGACCAGTAGCTACAGTGCCTGCTCCACCAGCTGTTATTGTCATAACCCCTGCACTGGTTATAGTTCCAGCAAGAGTATCTTTTGTACCAGCAGCAGTTGAAGTTTGATTACTGAAGTTTCCTACAGCACCTACTGTTGGAGCTGATGTTGGAACAGCGTCAGCTTGGGTGTATGACTGGGTGAAGCTGAAAGCTGCACCAGGCACATCTTGGGTCGCTGCTATCGTACCAGGAGCATAAACTCCTGAGGTTATAGTACCAACCGATACTGTGTTTGCTGTTGTACCATCAGTCGTGTCCACACCGTTCCCTGTTATTGAGAACGACGACCCTATTCTTTCAACCTGCGTTGCTGCAGCGTTCACTTGTAGTTGTACGCTGCTAGATAATTTATGAGTGATATCTGCTCTTGCAGGGAGTCCTATAGATAATAAAGTAAAGACAAAAAGAAGTCTTTTCATAGGTCTTTTATCCTATAGTATGCTAGCCTATTTAGTATTTGAATGATTGAAGTTATTGACAACTTTATAAGTCCTGATCAGCACAGGAAAATTTACAATTTTATGATTGGTGGTGGAGGTTTAGATTGGAAATTCAATCCATCTAAGGTATCTACACAATCATTAAAAGATGTTGATAACTATCAATTTGTTCACGTTTTCTTTACATTTCATTCATGTACTGGTAGAGCTGTGCATGAAGTATCTAAATCAATTGACATACTTATACCATTGGTAAACAAGATTCCTTTTATTGCATTGCATAGAATCAAAGCCAACCTTGAACCTGTCAAACCAAAAAGATCATATAGTGATTTTCATCATGATGTAAATTGTAGTACGATGACGACTGGAATATACTATGTCAATACTAATGACGGTTATACTGAGTTTGAGACAGGTGAAAAGATAAACAGTGTGGCAAATAGGTATGTCAAGTTTCCCTCAAATATAAAACATAGAGGTGTGTCTCAGATTGACACTAAGGTGAGGTGTGTGCTAAACTTGAACTACTTTGAAATACCAGTATGATGACATCCGACAATATGCGTATCTTTCTTGATACAGCAGACACAGATATTATTAGAAAACACTTTGCAACAGGTCTCATAGATGGTGTCACTACAAATCCTTCTCTTATATACAAGAGTGGTAGAAATCCTGATGATGTATATGCAGAACTAAAGGACATAGGATTGAATGATATAAGTATGGAAGTTATGGGAGATTCATCAAATATGATTGTTGAAGGTAGAAGATTGGTATCAAAATTTGGTAAGTGTGCTACCATCAAAGTTCCATGTACACCAGATGGATTGATTGCATGCAGACAATTATCAAGAGAACTCATGCGAGTAAATGTAACTCTTATATTTGATGTGGCACAAGCAATACTAGCATCGAAAGCAGGTGCTGCGTACGTGTCACCCTTTGTTGGTAGACTTGATGATAATTCTATTACAGGTTTGAATTTAATAAAAGATATTGATCATGTGTATAAAGTACAATGCATACATAGAACAAGAATACTTTCTGCATCAATCAGATATGTGAATAGTGTATCTCAATCGTTCGCACATGGTGCAGACGTTGTGACAATGCCACCAAGTGTATTTGAAAAGATGTATAATCACGTTCTTACGGACAAAGGTCTTGAAATTTTTGAGAACGATTGGCAAGCAGCACAATCTTTTATACAAAAGTAAAAAACATCTTGCAAAAAGCAAGGAGACATGGGGGAGACACTGTGTCTTTGCTTTTTTTGCAGGTATGAGATTAATATTTTCTGGTATTGCAAGCATAATACATGGATTGGTGCCTGCATTTTTTGAGGGCACAGCAGCAATAACTGTGATAAAATTATATCATAAAAGATTAGTAAACCATCCTAACCCTGACTATGCAAAATACATCAGTGATATCCAGAGAGATAGTAAATAAAAATATAAAGTTTGGTGAGTATGATTACGAAAATTTGTGTAAAGAGATTGACAGATTTAAAAACATTCTTCAACACCATAATGCACAGAAAGGTCAGACCATTTTTAATTTTCTAAAAGGTATAAGATCAATATCTTTATTCCTTGCCTCATCTGAATTAGGATTGAAAACATGTGTGGTAGATATGACATCAAATGTTATAGACTTGCATAATAAAAATAAAAATTATATTGATGCAAAGTGCAAGGGTATGTCACCTATAAATTTTGTTTTTTATGATGAAGTTATTGAGAGAAAATGGCATAAAAATCATATAAAGTATCATTACATCATGGACATAGCAGAGAAGACATTATATTACGATAAAGATTTCGATTGTACATATAATGATACTATGAATGCTGATGGCGACACTGCTCTTATGATATCGAGCAGCAGTGGAACAACTGGCACCCCTAAAACTATTACGCACACACACTCTTTCATGAGTAAACTTGCAAAAAGAAACTCAAAATCTTTTTTCGGCAACGTTATGTGCACAAGAATTTTTCATCATGGAAGTAGTTTTGCTACCTTTTTCTTACCAATGCTAGTGTCTAGCAGGGTAAGTAAAGTGCATTTTGAATACACTAAAAAAGGTGCGTGGACAGAGGACTTGACTGATATAGACCATATACAATTTCCTTACACAAATGATATTAGAAGATTTATCAAAGAGAATAAAAATAATTATCCCAAACTTAATGTTTACACTCTAGCAAAAATAGATATAGCATGGAAGGAATTAATTGGTGTGAAAGTAAATGACATCATAAGTTTATTTGGGAGTACAGAAACTAGCGGTCCAATATTCACACAAAATTTAAGTGATAAAAATTTCAAACCTGATAGATTTGTTGATCCTGATGGATGGTACAACGCTAAAATTATTGACGGTAAATTGAATCTTACTGGTGATAGATTTGAATATAATGATGATGGTACATACAGATTTCTAGGTAGAGATGACGTAGTAAAAATTCAAAATGTAAAGGTAAGTTTACAAAAAATAAATCTGACTGCAAGAAAAATTATAGGAAACTGTCACGTTACATTTGACACAAAATTTGACAAGGTTTATCTATGTGTTTTTAATAATCAAGATGATTTATCTGATAGTATAGAGAAATTCAATTCATTATTCTCACTCAATATTGATACCAAAATTTTTGCAGAGAAAGATATCAATAAATTTATTTGCGGTATCAAAATAGATAACGAATCTATAAGAGATTACTTTAGATACTTGACTTAGATTTTATCTGGTTATATAGTATAAGGATAACGTAAATTATGATGGAGAAAGAGTTCAGACCGTGGGGATGGTTCAGAGTCCTACAGAGGGGTAAAAATTATTGTGTCAAACAATTGTGGGTTGAACCAGACATGAGAATCTCCTTACAATTTCATAGGTATCGCACTGAAGATTGGATTGTTGTGCAGGGTGATGGCATTATCACTCAAAATAATCTAGAAACAAAAGCGAAGGTGGGAGATAAATTTTTTATAGGCATTGAGCAGAGACATCGTATCACTGGCGGTGAAAAAGGTATCACAATTATTGAAGTCCAAAGAGGTGATTGTAGGGAGGACGATATTGTAAGACTTGAAGATGATTATAACAGAGTTGAACATCATACTTGGGGACACTACGTATGACATATATTGTCACTGGAGGAGCAGGTTTTATTGGTAGTAATTTTCTACACTATATTAGTAACGACACGGATCTTTTGGAACCAGTTGTCGTTGTAGATAATCTTTCCTATGCTGCTGATATAAATTTTATCCCTAAGACTGATCAATTTATATTTGAGTGGTGTGACATATCAAATGAAAGAAATGTAAATTATATTTTTGATAAGTATAAACCAAGAAAGGTTTTTCACTTTGCTGCTGAATCTCATGTAGATAGGTCTATAAAAAACTATAGACCATTTCTAGAATCAAATGTAATTGGAACAATCAATCTGTTAAATGCTAGTTTGAAACATGAGATAGAAAAGTTTCATCACATATCCACTGACGAAGTATACGGATCACTTGAATATGAAGACACAGATTTATTTAAGGAAACTACCCCCTATGACCCAAGAAATCCTTACTCTGCAAGCAAAGCAGCGTCTGACTATTTTGTTACTTCTTGGCATAACACATACGGTTTACCTTATCTTATTACTAATTGTTCTAACAATTACGGTCCTCATCAACACATAGAAAAATTGATACCGCTTGTGGTTTACAATGCACTTCACAATAAGGTCACTTATATGCATGGTAATGGAGAACTAATAAGGGATTGGTTGTATGTGTATGATCATTGTGCTGCCATCTGGGAACTAGAGGTACAAGGAGTGATGAATGATCACTTTAATATTGGTGGTGATAATGAAAAAAGAAATATTGATGTAACAAAAATGATATTAGATATGATGAATAAACCATATGATTTGATTGATTTCAACGAAGGAAGACCTGGTGTTGACAAAAGATATGGAATGGATCATAGTAAGATAACAAATAAAACTGGGTGGAGACCATTCACTGATTTTGATATTGGACTCCGAGCAACAGTCACACATTACATTGAACAATTGACATGATTTCATTATATGGATGTGGTTTCGTTGGCAGAAACTTCAAAGAGATGTACAATGATGAAGTAGAGGTACAAGATAGGGATGAGAGAGTTCCAGTTCATAATGATATCTTGTACATGATTTCAACGGTACACAATTATCATGTCCATGATGACATCACTAGAGATGTCGATACTAATCTACGAGTCTTGTGTGAAACCCTTGACTACTGCAGATCGAAAGATATTACATTCAACTTTGTATCATCTTGGTTTGTCTATGGAAAGGGAGGAACTATTCCAGCAACAGAAGTATCGGTATGCAACCCAACAGGATTTTATTCTATTACCAAAAAGTGTGCGGAGGATCTTATCATATCTTTTGCACAAACTACGGGTATGAAATATAGAATATTGAGGTTGTGTAATGTAATGGGTGACGGTGATACAAAAGCTAGCAGAAAAAAGAATGCTATTCAGTGGATGGTAAATGAATTGAAAGCGGACAGAGATATAAAAGTATATGATAATGGTTCACATTGTCGTGACATCATGCATGTTGATGATGTCTGTAGAGCAATCAAACTTGTGATGGATAAGGGTGAGGTAAATGAAATTTATAATATAGGATCAGGTGAACCAACAAGAGTTAGTGAAATAGTTGAACTTGCTAAACATTTTACTAGATCTCGTGGTAAGATAATAAGTATAGACCCACCAGAGTTTCACAATAACGTACAGACACAACACTTCTGGTTAGACACAACTAAATTGAAGAGACTGGGTTTTGCACAACACATCACGAACGAATTTATTGTCAAGGATTTATGTATAGTCTGAGCGAACAAGTAGATAACTTTGTATTTCATCTTGAGAAGGAGGGATATAAATTATTTCCATATCTACCTAATCAAAATTGGAAAGAGGGTGATCCAATATATTATTCAGGTCCTTATTGGGACAACCAAGAACCCACTGCTGCAATCACAGCATTATTATCTGGTAAGTGGTTGCCTGCAGGGGAGAATGTAAATAAATTTGAGAGAGCATTCTCAAAACAATTTGAGTTCAAGCACTCTGTCATGGTCAATAGTGGTTCATCTGCTAACCTTGTGATGATCGCTGCACTCAAAAAATATTTTGATTGGAAAGATGGTGATGAAATACTTGTATGTGCATGTGGATTTCCTACCACAATCAACCCTATCATACAGGCAGGTTTGAAACCTGTTTTTGTAGATATAAATGAGGATGATTTGAATTGGGATCTTGATCAAGTAGAAGCAAAGATAACAGATAGAACTGTCGCTGCATTCTCATCACCCGTCCTTGGTAATCCCTACGACTTTGATAAGTTCCTCGACATTATTGATAGGAAGGGGTTGAAGTACATCGCTGACAACTGTGACTCCCTCGGTAGCAAGTGGAGAGGTGAGTTGCTTACTAAACATGCCATCGCAGCGTCTTGTTCTTTCTACCCAGCTCATCATATCTGCACGATTGAAGGGGGTATGGTCTCCTCTAATGTCGAGGAGATAGTTCAGATCGCCAGATCGTTTGCTTGGTGGGGTCGTGGATGCTATTGTGTAGGTTCCCAAAATAAATTGGCCAACGGTGTTTGTAACAATAGGTTTGATCGTTGGTTGGAGGGGTACGACAAGGATGTCGATCATAAGTATGTCTTTGGAGTCCAAGGATACAACCTCAAACCTGCCGATTTGCAGGGGTCTATTGGTCTCATACAACTGAAGAAGCAGAAGGAGATACATTGTGTCCGTCGTATGAATAAAACTGCTATGGCACAGGTCTTCTCTAAGATTTCTGGTTGCAGGGTTGTCGAAGAGAAAGAACATGCAGAGACTTCATGGTTTGGTGTGCCAATAATATATAAACATAAACACCATCTTGTACAGTATCTAGAGAAACATGGAGTTCAAACACGGAATTATTTTGCTGGTAATATTCTTATGCACCCTGCTTATCGTCACATTGAACCTGCATCAAACTATCCCAGAGCTTCAAAAGTTTTAGATAATGTATTTTTCTTAGGTTGTTCTCCCGTAATCACGATGCCTATGCTAGACTACATATATGATATTATGGAAAAATATGAGTTGCCTCGGTGATGCTGTAAGTTTCTTCAGCAAATACAGAATGAAAGTCAATGGTATTATTCATGTCGGTGCATGGCATGGTGATGAGATTGTTGACTATATTTCCAATGGTATCAAACATATAGCATGGTTTGAACCTCAAGCAAGGTGTCAGGAACCATTATTAAAATGGCAAGAACCCTACGCTGACAGAGCAAACATTACAATTCATCCTTATGCATTAGGTGATACTAATACAGAGTTGGAAATGAATATATGTAATGAATTTGACATGACAAGTTCTCTTTTAGAACCATCTGATATATTTTATGGTGAGCATCCTAATCTAAAGGGTAAATTTCATAAAGAAATGGTTGAAGTTTATCGTTTAGACGAGTATAATGACATCAATCATGCTGATTATAATTGCATGGCAATGGATACCCAAGGGTATGAATTACATGTACTGAAAGGTGCAATAAAGACCCTTGAACATATTGATTATATTTTCACTGAGATCAGTAATACTGAACTATATAAAGGAACTGCTCTCATTGAAGATCTCGATGAATTTTTATCACCCCGTGGATTCAAACGAGTAGAAACCAATTGGCAAGGTGGGACATGGGGTGACGCATTTTACATTAGAGAAAAACTATTATGAAAAAGTGTTTGGTGCTAGGTGCAGGTGGATTCATCGGCAGTCACATGGTAAAGAGATTGAAGGAGGAAGGTGCATGGGTCAGAGGTGTTGACCTTAAGTTTCCAGATTTTTCTATGTCTGTTGCTGACGAGTTTGTCACAGGTGACCTTAGAGATGTAGACTTTGTTAGAAAAGTTATTGAATACAAAGGTCAACAGGGAAACTTTTATAATTCAGTTCCAAACTACTTGATAGAAACCTTTGATGAGATATATCAGTTCGCTGCTGATATGGGTGGAGCAGGTTACATTTTCACTGGTGAACATGATGCAGAGATCATGCACAACTCAGCATCAATCAATTTGAATTTGCTTGAGGAACAACGAAAG